GCGCCGCCCCCACGGCGGGCCTGGGCTCGGTCATCATTGCCTGGACGGAGGGTAGTACCAACTACCAGTGGCTCCTCTACATCAACGGCGCCGGCCAGGACAACATCAACTTCATGCCGGCGCCGTTCCGGCTGCCGACCAACACCGGCTGTACCATCACCCTGGCAGCGGCGGGTACCAGCGTCATCGGCACGGTCTACCCGCTGGCCCGCACGCAGATATCCTAGAATTCGGGCTTGGCCGTCTTGTAGTCGGTGCGACAGTCCGGGCAGATGGACAGCGGCTCGTGGCACTTGTAGCGCGTACACATGAGGCACCGGTAGGGCGCCTCGCCGCTCTTCCTCTCGGGCAGGGGGATTTCCTCGCCGGCGTCAGTCTCGACGACCGTCATCGGCGGCTCGTTCGCTGGCGTCGGCGCCGCCCGCCACTCGCGCACCCGGGACAGTACGAAGGTGCGCTCCTTGGACTGCTCGACGTCCCAGCCGTCGAGCAGCCACTGCGCCCCGGGCGCGTGCGAGGTGTGGCCCCACCAGATGCGCCGGGGCAGCACCCGCCTTCGCGTACACGTGCCGCGAAAGTCGGTGTAGAGGAAAGCCACCGCCCGCTCCATGAGCGTTTGATAAGTGGACCGGCCCATGCGCTTGCGCACCCGCGGCACCACTGGCATCTTCTCCTTCTTGGTGGCCAGCACCGCGTCCAGCCACTCCACGGGAAGATCGCCGGCGACCATGAACGCCCGCACGTCGGAAACCTGGAAGCGGCGGTGGCGGTAGCGCTCCAGGCCGGGAAGAGTGATTCCCGGCAGGCGCCCCTCCACGTGCCACTTGCGCACAGTTGTACACGATACATGACAGGCCAGGGCCACCTCGCCCAAGCTCAGCAGTGATTGGTCCACCATGACGTTACCTCTAGCTCTAGTGTGTAGAATCGCTCAGGATCGCTCGGGGGCGAAAGCAGCCCCTGGGTACGCCTTCAAAGCTCGACGACGCTGCCAGGCCTGAATTTGCTGTGGTGGGTGGCTATCAGCCACTGGCTGGATAGTTCACGGGAGAGGATCATCACAAGCTCGGCCATACGCTGGACGTTGGCGTCGCTCAGGCCCAGGAACGGCTCGTCCAAGATCAGTAAAGATCGGCTAGGAGGTAAGGTGAGGGCGAGCGAAGCGATGCGCAGCGCCAGGGCCGCAACTTCCCTTACGCCCCCGGAGTTGACGCGGGGGTCCAACCGCCGGCCCGCCAGGTCGTAGTAGAAGTCGGCCTCGGTCTTGCCCCGCCGGCGCTGGAAGTCGATGACCACCTTGTACGCCTCGGGGAACACACCGGCCAAACACTGCGACACCACCGCGGCCAGCTTGTGGTGCGCCTCCGTCTGCACGCGGGCGGCGACCTCCTGAAGGATCTTCCGGGCGTCCACGGCCGCCTGATGGTGGAGTTTCAGGCTCTCCAATTCCTCACTCTCGCGCTCCAGGCCCGCCGCGGCCGAGGCCGCCAGGGCGGTGAGGCGGTTCAATCTACTTCTCCACTCTCTAGAGGTGCTCATGACAGCCCCCGCAGGTATTCACCGTGGGCGGTCTCGAAGTCTTTGAGTGCCTTGGCCGCCTTGCCGTTGAGGGTAGTGAGTTTCTTCCGGAGCTCCTCCAGCTTCTTCCGGGCGTCGGCGGCGCTCTTCAAACCCTGGCGGTCCCGGGCCTCGGCGAGGGTGGCCCTGGCGGCGGCGATCCGGGCCCGCAGGTCGGCCAGGTCGCCGCGCAGCTTCTGAGCCCGGCGGATGGTGTCGTCTTGGGTGGGCATGGCAAGCGCCTTTCCTATTCGTGAAAGTAACGGCGGGACCTCTCGCCGGAACGGTAGCGGTTAGTGTGGGCCGTGCCCGCCCGGGAGGACCGGTAGGCGCTGTGACTCCGGTTAATGCGGCTGCCCGATTTCGAGCAGTCGCACCGGTGACCCCGGCGTGAGCCGGCACACGAGATGGACCAGTCGCCGCCGGCGGATTCGGTGCGCGAGTACGGCTGGTACTGGCGGTTGGTGATGGTCATCATAATAATCAGCGCGCACCGATGAACTGGAGGAGTAAGGCTTTCACACTCTCGGGTGGCTTCTCGCGCTCGATGGTGTCGAGGACGTACTTCACGAAGGACAGGCGCTCGCCTTCCAGGCCGCCGATCTCGCGGGCGAAGCCGGTCATGTCCACCTGGAAGGTGCTCTCCAGGTTGCCCAGCGCCTCGGGCAGGTCCAGGAAGCGATCACTGGTGGTGTCGAAGTAGTGGCGGCCCACGCTGCCGTCTTCATACAAGAGGGCCACGCTCGGCTTGGTCCCCCGTTCGTCGGCGTGGCGGCGCATGAAGGTGCCCACGTTACACACGGTGGGACCCTTGCCCTTGTCGGGCTGTTCCACCAGGAAGGGCTTGTGGTTGTCGCCGAAGACGGCCACGTCGTAGCCCCGGAGTTGCTTGTACCTGGTGGCGTAGCTGTTGTCCTCGGGGGCGCCCGGCCTGCCGGTGGACTTGCCCCACACGTAGGCGTGGCAGAGCGCCACCTGTAGACAAAGGTCGTGCCGGGGCGAGGCCTTACCCTTGTAGAGTGGCGGCTTCAAGGGGAAGCCGTAGGGGAAAGCCGTTATCTGCATGGCGCCGACGGAGTGTACTTCATCGGGTGCCAGGTGGGTGAGCACGCCGGCCTCCACCAGGGTCCAGTACGCCGAGCGGTGGAGTTGGTGGTAGCTGTGCTCGGGGAGGTCGTGGTTGCCCGGGATGCCGTAGACCGAGGCACCCTTCAACCAGCGGATGACCTCGCTGATGAGACGCGCGGGCGCGTTCCAGTGCTCGAAGACGTCTCCCCCTAGCAGGACGGGCGCACTGTAGACTTGCTCCAACTTGACCAACTCGCCTACATAGTACTCTTCCACCGCCAGCCAGTCCTCCTCCACGGAGCGGGCCAGCGGCGGCTTCTCGCACAGCTGTAAGTCACAGGCCACGATGCCCAGCACTTGCTTACTCATCGTCACTCCTCCTCCCTCCTGCCACACAGGGGGCACGTGCCCCGGAGTAGTTCACTTAACTCCGTCTCCAGGGCTTTCACGTCCTTCGTCCACAAGTCGACCGCCGCGGCGGTCGCCAGGCAGACGGCTACGCCCTCGATCTGCGCCTCCACTTCGGCGCAGGCGTCGCAGTGCTTGAGGACTTCGACCAGGGCCGCCTCCACCTGCTGGAGGTAAGTGAGCGTGCCCTCGTCGTACTCCAGCCAGCGCAGGTCGTCCTCCAGGGCGGCGATCTCCTCCTCCAGGACCGGCACTTGATCTTCCAGTGCTTCGACCTCGCGCAGGGCGAGGTCGGCCGCCGGGACGCCGGCCAGGTCGTCCACCAGCTTCCTGGCGTCTTGGAGGTGCCTGTCGCCGAGGTCGACGCAGGCCCTGGCCCGGGTGACCTCTCTACCGGCGCGCAGGTGGGCCTCGTCGATCTCGGTCAGGTGGAAGATGAGGTTGAGGGCGCTGGCCGCCTGGCCCGGTGTCAGGGACAGCCAGAACGGCAACGCCTGTTGCAGCTGGAAGTTGGCCTCGCCCAGGCGCAGCCAGTCCTGCACACTCTTGGGCGGGCCCGGACCCTTCCACGCCTTGAGCTCCTCGCCGTCGAAGAGGTACCTGTTGCCCTCGCCGCTCCGCGAGCGCTGGACCGTGTGACCTTCGCCGGCCAGGCGGACCGCGCAGCCGGTCTTGTCCCAGGAGATGTACTCCCCGGCCTTGCCGTCCCACTCGTCCAGGGCCAGCCAGCGCAGCCCTCTGAGGATAGAGGACTTGCCGCTGGCGTTGTCGCCGGTGAAGACGGTCACCGGGGCCAGTTCGACGTCAAACTCTTGGTGGCACTGCCAGTTCTTGAGGGTCAGGCGTTCAAGCATGGAGGTAGACCGGAGGTTCCGTGACGGTCGAGAAGGGGAAGCTGTTGCCGGACAAGGGTTTACATTCGGGCGTGTGGTCGTGGAGCACGCTCACCCGCCGCAGCCGCCAGTGCTTGACCTTGCCGCGCGGGCCGCGCTTGGCCCAGCCCCACACCTCGAAGTAGGCGCCGCGGACCTTGAGCCACTCTCCCAACCGGGGCTCGTTGACCGCCTTGGTGACCCGGGCGGTGAAGTTGTCGTCGCTGGTGGCCTGGACGCCCAGGATGAGGCCGCCGCCCACGGCCACGATGTCGATGCAGCCGAACAGGTCGCGCTTGTTGAAGCTGTGCGGTACCTGTTGCTCGACCTTGTCGGCGAACCAGAGCATGTCGCGCAGTAGCTCCAGGGAGCGGGCCGTGGGACTACTACTCATGTGGAAAGCGCCTTTCCCTTGTAGTGGCGCGGGCAGCGGCCGACCATGCCCCGCCAATTCCTGGCCCGGAAGTAGGCGTCCCAGGTTTCGCTGTCGGGGCGTGAGTTGTTGAGTCGCCAGAACAGGTCCAGGTCGCACAACTCCGGGAAGGGCAGCTTCATCATGTGCCGGTTGTGGATGACGGTGTTGACGTGCTCGTCCACGAGGCGGTTGAAGCGCTTCATGCCCCGCCCCGGGCGGTTGAGGACGGCGTTGCGGGCGCCGATCTCACCCACGCCGGGCACGCCCTCGATCTTGTCGCTCTTGTCGCCGAGGATGGCCTTGAAGGGTACCCACTCGGCGGGCGTCAGGCTGTACACCGTGTACAGGGACTCGGCGGTGGTGACGCGCTGGGCCAGCGGGTTGTAGATGATCACGTTGTCACCGAGCAGCTGGTTGAGGTCGCCGTCGCTGGAGACCAAGACCGTCTTGCCCTCGGGGTACACGCCCCTACAGAGGTAGGCCATGAGGTCGTCGGCCTCGTAGCGCTCGAAGCGGAAGAGGTTGGTGTAATAGAGTCCGGGCAGGGTAGCGGTGTAGAGCTTGTCCATCTGCTTGCGGACGACGGTCTGGACTAGCGTCTCCGCGGCCGTGCTGCCCTTGTAGCCCTGGTGGAAGTCGGCCCGTTTGGGGATGCCATGGTCGAAGCAGAAGGCGAAACGGACACAGTTGAAGCGCTCGGCCAGGTTGGCGACGTCGCGCAGCAGGCCGCACTGCACCGCCCAGTCCGCTTCGGCCTCGCGCGACCAGGTCGCGGCGTGGTAGTTGCGGTAGCTCAGGTTGGCCACGTCGATCACGATGAGGCCGGCCTGCAGGAGCAATTCCTCCTTCATCCTTCACCTCCGATGTCGGGTTCCGGGTCTTCGTGGTTGCCGCCGCAGGAGAAGCTGTTGGGGTCCGCCCGGTAGTAGATTCCAGACGTGGTGTTCTCCCGGCAGCGGCAGCACACCTCCTCGGTCGGGTACTTCAGTCGCAGCGGCGGGCGGTCGCCCTCCGTCTCGACCCAGCAGTCGTCACACAGTACGTGGTTCCAGGCGCTACTCATAAGCCGGTTTCCTTTCCACGGTCAGGGCGGCGTCAATGTCGTGCCAGGTCTTGGCCGTCAGGACGCGCAACTCTTGCTCCAACTCTTGCCTCTCGATCTCGCGGATGACCTCCCAGCGGTCGCCCTTCAGGGCGAAGTCCGTGGCGGTTATCACCCCCTTGGTGCGGTCCCAGCGGCCGTACTTGATGAGGAAGTCCAGGTTGGCGCCGATGTCGTCCAGGCCGTATTTGGGATCGAAGGGGAAGTACACCGTCCAGTTGTTGCCCGAGATGCGGTTCTTCACCACGCTGGCGGCGATGAGCGAACCTACCTTGAATTCGTTGCCCTTGAAGGTCCGCCTCACGCCGCCCACCACGCGCAGGCGCAGGTCGAGCGTGGGGTAAAACTCCAGCGCCCGGCCGCCGCTGGTGGTGTCGCCCTTGAAGACGCTGCCCAGGTCGGCGTGGGCCTGGTTGACGAGGATGAGGATGCTCTTGGTGGCCTTCAAGAGATCAAGGACGCTGCGCAGCCCCTGGTTGTTGGCCTTGGCCTTGCCGTCGCCCATCTTGGTGAGATTGTCGGGCTTCAGGGCGTCGATGCTGTCCAGCACCCAGACGCACGGCCGGCCGGCCTCCAGGCGGCGGGCGAGGCGGTCGTAGAATTCCGCCAGCGTGCGGCTGTAGGCCGGCAGGTGGGATTCCTTGAACCGTGCCGGCGCCACCAGGCGGCTGACCAGGCGCTTGCCGAAGAACTTCTCGGTGTCCATGAGGGCGCCGTACTCGACGTCGTCGTAGACCAGATCGTAGTCGTCGAAATACTGGCTCCGCGCGGCCTCGGCCAGGATTTGTCGGCACAGGAAGGTCTTGCCGGACGAGGAGCGGCCCCACACGCGGTAGATGTGGCCCTTGGCCACGCCCCCGTAGGCGTGGCCGTAGCAGGCGAGGTTGACCAGCGTCAGGCCCGTGGACAGGAAGTCCTCCGGCTGCGGACTCGCCTCCACGGCCGGGGGCGTTTGCAGGACCTGCCTGGCCCGACGGGCACTGTCGCTGGACGCCATGACTTACCTCCGTGAAGGCGGACGCTTGGGCGGCTGTTGCGGCTGTTGTTGTGGTGGCCGGGCCGGCGGCGCTTGCGTCTGCCGCGACCGGGTCGTCTGCGGCGGCGCCGGTTGTGGGGCGGGCGGACGCTGGCGGGGCTTGGCCGGCGGCGGCGGCTCGTCGGGCGGCGGCTCGTCGCCTGTATCGTCGACGGGGACTTCCTCTATCTCCTCTTCCTCCGGAGGGGCATCGGGCTCCTGGTAGTCGCTACTACCACCGCCGTCGGGTGGCTGGTCGCGGTCGGCGTCGTAGGGCTCCTCCTGGCCGGGGCTGTAGTAGTTGCCCGCGGACTCCTGGCCGGGACTGTAGTAGCCGCCGGCGCCGTTGTCCTCCGGCGCGACAGCGGGCCGCGTGCCGCCGGTCTGGTAGTAGACGCGTTCCAGGTCGTCGAAGGACGGTACGTGCCGCCAGTCCTCGGGGCGCAGCTGGAAGGCCTTGTCGAGGATGGCGTCGGGGATGGCCCGCTCGCGCTTGTGCAGCGCCACCGTGGCAAACTCCGCACAGGAGGAGGTCTCGATGCGCTTCTCCCGGCCACGCATGGACACCACGTAGCCGCTGTCGTGGTTGGCGAAGTTCTTGTAGTCGGGGTGCATGCCCAGCGCCCCGCGCAGGAAGTCGCCGAACAGCGCGGTGGATTCCTCCCACACCTGGACGTTGTTGAGGTCGCCGTTGATGTCGTGGACGAGCCACACCTCGCGGTTGCGCGGCTTCAGGTCCTTGATCGTGTCCCACTTCTCGCGGGCGGTGTTGCGGCGGGCGAAGTCCTCGCAGATGGGGCACGGTTTGCCCTCGGTCTTGCGTGGACACAGGTAGGTCTCGTTGTCCGGGCCGATGGCGCGGTGGGCGAACAGGTACAGCTGGGTGGTCACCTGGCCCTCGGCCTTGGCCGGGTTGTTCGGGCCGGCCTCCCAGGGCAGGAAGATCAGCTGGTAGTTCTTGTCGACAACGGGCTTGAAGAATTCCAGCTTCCAGCCTAGCTGGTTCTCGTCGGGCAGGCGCAGGTAGGTGCCGCGCTTGCCCCGGCCCGGGGCGTTGTCGAGCATGCCCTGCACGTCGGCCACGAGCTTCTTGCGTTTGTCGGACGGTCTTGGCGTAGGCATCGGGTAAATCTCCTGAAGGTTGGCTAGGCACTTTCCTCACTACTCGGTAGCGGTCGCGGAAGTAGGGGCCAGTCCACCGTCTCCGTCGCCGGCCTCACGGTGCCGAATTCGTCGACACTCTCCCCCTTCCCGTTGCAGCGAATGACGAGGCGGCGGGGCGTGATCAACGGTTGCCTGTCGGGCTTCTCTTCCATTTCAATTACCCCCGCTTGCGTACCTGCGGGCGCAGTTGCGGCTGCACGGCGGCCATGGTCTGCTCGCGGACCTTCTGCGTCACCTCTTCGCTGGCGCTGGTGTCCGGCTTGGCCCAGTACTTCTGGCCGTACAGCTTGACGTCGTTGGACAGTTGCTCGCCGCGGTCGCGCAGGGCCCTCATGAAGGCGTCGAGCACCGCCTCCTCGTACTCGGCGTCGTGCAGGTCTTTCATGACGGCCTGGTAGTCGGAGTCCTGCGCACAGGCGGCGTCGATCAGGCTGTCGGTGGCGCCACGGGAGCTAGCCCCGTAGCGCTCGGGGTCTTCCCGCACCCGGCCGGCCACGTCCGCCTTGGCGAGGTCCCGGCGGCCCTTCAGGTGTTTCACCTCGCGCTGGGCCCTGGCGAGCTCGACGCCCCAGGTGAAGACCAGGCCGGCCTGTGATCTACAGGCCTCCTCCAGCTTGCTCTCGGACCAGTCGAGCAAGGACTTGTCTGGCACGGGGTAGACGGTGTTGCGCATGGTTTACCTCTTGGCTCCGACGGGACGCTTGAGCGCCACCGCCAGCACCTCGTGGGTGGCGGCGGCGAGCAGCGCCCGCTGGTTATGGAAGGGTTGATTGAAGGCCTCGATCACCAGCTTGGCCAGCGGCCACTGGTCCTGCGACTTGGGGTTGGTCAAGACCTTGAAGGCGTACTCCAGGGTCTGGTAACGGATCGTCTCAGTGTCCCGGCCGTCGAAGCTACTGAGCGTGGGCAGGATGGCCGTGTACGAGGTCTTGCCGTCGAAGAAGGCCCTGGCCAGGAACAGCTGCTTCTGCTCGGCGTCGAGGGCGCTGGCGCCGGCCAGGGCCAGCTGGGTCTCCTCGTCCTCGCTGGTCAGGACGGCCTCTAATATCTGCAGGACGGTCCGGCCGCTGCCCTCGCCCCGGTCCACGATGGCCCGCAGCACGGCCGGCGTCAGGGCGCGCTTCTCCAGGGTGAGGGAGCGCTGGACGACCCTGGTGAGCGACTCCCGGGACAGGGCGGGCAGGTCGATCACCGAGCAGCGGCCGAGGAAGGTGGGCAACAGCCCCGCCGTGTCGGAGGCACAGAAGATAAAGTATATCCACTCCGGTGCCTTCTCCAGGATGTCCAGGAAGGCCTGCTGCGTGGCCTTGGGCAGCTGGACGGCCTCCTCCAGCACCCACACGCGGTTGTGGCCGCCGAAGCCCTTGGTGGCCATCTCCTGGCCTATCTCGCGGACGCTGTCGATGTCGCGGCGGTCGGCACAGTTGGTGTGGATGACGTTGGGCGGCACGGTCAGGCCGTTGGCCACGATCTCGGCCAGGGTGGACTTGCCACACCCCGACGGCCCCTTGAACAGGAGCACGTGGGGCATGCTGGCGTCGCGCAGGTGCGCCGCCAGCCGTCCCGTGGCCATGACCTGGCCGCTGACCTCGGTCAAGACCGCCGGCCGGTGTTTGCGGTACAACTCCATGCAGAACCTCCACCCCGTTGTGGGTCGACGGCTTGACGGACGCGGGATTGTTGCTATAGGTGGAATCGACGCGGCCTGGCTGGACGGGCACCTAGCCGGTCGACGTTCTCGGGCCGGGAGGCCCCTAACCTCCCGGCCCGGCTATTTTACCTTGTGCCGCCGCGGTGGCAAGGTCAGTTGTAGCTCGCGTTTCTTGTTGTCCACCTGCTTGCCGGGCCGGCCCAGGTGGCGGGCGATCATGGCCGTGGTAGCCCCCTGCGCCGTGCTCACCCGCAGGAACTTGAGCTCGACGTCGGTCCACTTGCGGTACTCTCTCACGTGATCAGTCCTCCGTTATTAGATCCAACTCGGTCAGTGCCACCCGGTGGCCGGCCTCCACCAGCTTCGCCAGGTACTCTTCCAGGACGGTGTGGGGGAAGCCGACCATGGCGGTAGTGTCGCCTTTCTTGGTCCTGTATGTAGTTGTTAGGCCGAGGACGCTGGCGACGGTCTCGGCGTCCTTCTGGAAGGCCTCGTAAAACTCGTCGACGCGGATCAGCACCAGCCGGCCCGGGTGGCGGGCCTTGGCGGCGGCGTACTGTACTTCGACGGGCAGGGTGCGCAGCTTCCTCATGACGACACCTCCAGTTTGGATTTCTCGAACCAGTTGTCACGGGCGATCTCGAAGCTCACGGCCAGGGGCACCACGATCCACTTCCAGGCCCGGCGCACCTCGACGAGGGCCCAGCGCTCCACGACCGCAATGACGTCGCTCAGTTCGCTCTCCGGACACTCGACCAGCAGGGAGTCGTGTATCTGCAGCACGACCCGGGCCCGCATGCCCCGGCGGATGAATTCGTCGTCGATCTTGATGAGCGCCCACAACAGGCAGTGGAAGGCGCTGCCCTGGATGGGGTCGGCCAGTATCTGGTTACGGCGGAAGATGCCCGCCATCAGGAAGCCGGTGAGGGTGAGCACGCCGCCGTCGCGCTGGTAGGCCTCCCACCAGTCCTGCTTCCACTTGCTGTGGACGCGGAAGACGTTGCCCCACATGTTCCGCTCGACTTCCTTGACGTGCTCCTCGAAGGTGCCCCGCTCGGGCGGCTTGTCGGGGTCGCAGTCCCCCAGCCGGGTGATGCCCTTCTGACGCAGGTGCTCCAGGATCGGCACGCCGGTACAGGTCTTGATGCTCAGGCGCGTGGCCAGGTCCCACACGTCCGGGGCGGTCTGGCAGTAGAAGCTGCCGTAGAAGTTGGGGAAGACGAATTTGTTCTTGGCCACGTCGCGCACGGCCTTGCCCGTGGGGCCGTCGCTGTCGCCCATCTCCACTTCGCTCAGCTTGAAGAGCTCCATGCCGCGGTCGCGGTGCATGTCACCGCCGCCGCCGACGTAGTCCATGAGGCGCGGGTCCTGGCTGTAGCAGGCGTTGACGCGCACCTCCTGCGAGGAGTAGTCGGGCTCCACGAAGATCATGCCGGGCCGGGGCACGATACAGGTGCGGACGATCTTGGAGATGAGCTTGTTACGCCGGGGCTGGTTGTGAAAATTGATCCGCGAGGAGGAGGAGCGATAGCTCTCCGTCGTGTGCAGGTCGAGGAAGGTGTGCAGCACACCGTCCACGACCTCGCGCTTGAACCCCATGAGGTTCGTACCCAGGGCTCGACGTAACTTCTTGAGGGCGAACAGGTCACGGGTGAAGGGTAGCTGGAGGTGCTCAAAGGCGTACTCCTCGTTGGTGGGGCGCTTGCTCCTGGCGTCCTTCTCGTCGCGGCGGTCCCGGCCCGTGCGGCGGGCCAGCGTGGGATTGCGGCGGTGTCCCAGTACGTCGAAGATCACCGTACCCAGCTGCAGGTTGGAGTTGGGGTTGGTGTCGTTGCCGAAGCGCTTCTGCCAGGCCGTCATCTCGGCACTGGTGCGCAGCCGCTCCTCGGTGTCGTTGATGGTCGACTTGACGTCGGCTATCGCCCTGTCCAGGTAGGCGGTGTCGATGTGCAGGCCGCGCTCTTCCAGCCGGGCCATGGCGCGGCTGCCACGCATGAGCAGGTCGAAGGCCTCGGGGCTCGCCGGCGCCAGGGTCACGGGAACACTCCTGGAAAGTATCTAGCCAGAAACCACCAGCCTGCCAGCCACAACTCGGGGGCGAGTATGAGGAGCACCAGTAGTAGGAAGGCGCCCGAGCAGCAGTAGCAGCCCGGCGGGTCCGCGCCCACGCCCGTCTCTTGTTTAGCCAAGGACCCACCTCCAGAGCCAGATGCCCAAGGGGAGCACGAACAGTGCGAACAGCGCCAGGGTGGCCAGGCTCAGAAAGCAACAGGCACAGCCGGAGCCACTATCGTCCTCGCTGGATTCTGGCGAGCATGGCCTCGAAGAGGGAGTCGAGGCCACAATAGACGAGGAGCTTCTGGACTTCAACCTCGTGGAGTCGGTTGGGTCCGTTGGAGTCGTTCTCATGGTTGGCACGGAAGCCCTCCAGATGGCTGTCGTAGTCCGGCGCGCCGAAGTGGACGAACGCCTGGAACTTGAGTGAACAGATGCCGCCCCGGCAGTCGAGCCAGTGCGCCGCCAGCATGGTGTCCCAGAGCCAGGGGGTCACGCCATGCCTGAAGAACTTCCTCGTCCAGCGCTCCTCGAAGCGCAAGTTCGCTGCGATCTTGGGCGTTCGGGATTCACAGAGTAGCCGGCGCATCACTCTCAAGACCTCGCCGCGCCACGGGAAGGCGACCGAGGTGTCGCCGTTACTGACGCTACAGCACAGGATGCGGGCGGCGGGGCCGTCGGGCTTCAGGGTGGTAGTTTCATAATCAAAGGCCAGGGGTTCACCCTCGCGGTCGAGCGCCTCCACGAGTGAAGCCGCCTCGGCGTCGTCCATGACCGGCCGCACGTAGCGCTGCCAGTCGGGCGGCGTGTCCCACGGCCGGCCGTCGAGCTCGAAGGCATTCTTCAAGTGGTTGGCCACGTGCAGGTAGGCCGCCGCGTTGTCGGTGCGCAGGAGGTAGCTGGGGTGGTAGCTGGGACATATCCAGGTGTTCCACTGGCACGACGGGATGCGCCAGCCTACCCAGCGCTTGATGCCGTCCACCTCGTCGGGACGCCAGGCCAGCGAGATCACGGCCCGCGTGCCGTAAAGCCCTAGCGGGATAATGACTTCGGGGTTGAGGTCCTTGATGACCTTGGCCAGGTGCGGCCGGCACCAGCGCTCCTCCTTCTCGTCGGGCGTGCGGTTGTCGCCGCCGGGCCAGGTCGGCCGGCAGATGATGGCGTTCTCCAGCCAGCAGTCGCGGCGCATGTCCACGCCCAGGCTCCTCAGGATGCCGGACAGCTTCAGGCCCGCCGCGCCCACCAGCGCCTGACCCTGGCGGTCCTCGTCCCGGCCTGGCGCCTCGGCCACGATCAGGACCTTGCGCAGCCCCCGGCCGCTGGTGGCCATCTTGGGCGAGTCACAGTTGCGGTACAGGCCACACTCCCCGCACTGGGGCACCAGTGGCAATGGTTCGCGCTGGGCGGTCCACACGGTAGGGGAGAAGAAGCCGTTCATGACTGGATCACTCCTGTGAGGGGATACATCATACCCGCATGGCCTCCGGGCGGTCGCCGGCGCTCTTGACGATGTAGCACCGCCCCGGGGGGATGCCCCTCTTCAGGAAGTCCAGCCCGTCGGTGCGGAAGATGGCGTACTTCTTCGGGAGGTTGCCGTCCCGGACGATCAAGGCGAACCACGCCTTCATGTCGTCCAGGTTCTTGAAGTCCAGCATCAGCCGCACCCTATCACCCTTCATGGCTCTTGCTCCAGGGAGGAATAGTAAACGTAGCCGTCGACCTCGACACGCACCGCGGACTCCGTGACCTGACACTCGGGGTGGCGCTCGCACAACTCGGCCAGCAGCTTCTCGGGGAGACGGAAGCCGAAGTCCGGCCCCTGGTAGGGATACTCCCGCTCCTCCTCGTAGTCGCCGTCTTGCGAGATGCCCTGGACGCGGAGCACCCCCCGGCCGGCGGTCAGCCTGACGACGCCGTCGCCCAGCACCCCCGCGCGCAGGCCGGCGTCCTTCAGACCCTTGGGCAGGACGAACTGCCGCCCGGGCTCCCGGAGGTAGGGCTCCGGATCGGGGTAGGCGTCCGTACCGTACTTCTGCACGCTGAGCCGCAGCCCCATGGGGTTGGCGAAGTGCAGCCAGTTGGCCGTCTCCGCGGCCCGGTTCATGCCCAGGGGTATCATCTTGGCCAGCGAGCGCGCCCGCACCAGCACCGAGCCGGCCACGGGGGTGGCCACCCGGTAGCGGGCGATCTGGCGGATGCCGTCGGAGGCCTCGATCTTGCCGGGGACCAGGTGGACGCATTCGGCCATGAATTCGCCCCGGCGCTTGGCCACCTTGTGGACCAGTTCCACGGCCTCGCTGAACGCCTGCGCCAGCGGCTGCCACTCGTTGCGCC